TACCCCTACACCTTGGACTACAGCGAAAAATGGGCCAACACCGCGATGAAGTGCGAGTAGTGGTTCATCTACATCCCACCTACTGTATAGCGGCCATGCATGCTGGTATTGATTTGAGTAATGTGAGTGCAGCGTTTCCAGAATTGAATCGCTACACTCGGGTAGCACCCAATGTGGGCGATGTGGCTCCCATCAGCCAAGCGCTTGCATACCAGTGCCACAAGCAGTTACAATTAGACGACGCTGGCAATATTGCCTACGACATAGTAGGCATCAAGGGGCATGGAGTGGTTGCTATAGATACCAGCCCGTGGCGTGCTTACGAGCACATAGAACGATTAGAACACATTTGCAAGATAGTACTTGCTTCAGGAAAATATTAAAATGTCAAAACAACAATACAACTTACACACCAAGACAGACTATCTCAATCGCAAGATGTTTCTGGATCCAGCCGGACCTGTGACCATTCAACGCTTTGAAGAAGTCAAGTACAAAAAGATTGCAGACTATGAAGCCACAGCACGTGGATTCTTCTGGCAACCCGAAGAAGTCAGCTTGACCAAAGATTCAAATGACTTCAAGGATGCCAGCGAAACAGTACGCCATATTTTTACCAGCAACTTGCTACGCCAAACAGCACTAGACAGCCTGCAAGGCCGCGGACCCAGTCAAATCTTCATGCCTGTAGTGAGCCTGCCAGAACTAGAAGCCTTGATCTACAACTGGACATTCTTTGAAACCAACATTCACTCAAAGAGCTACAGTCACATTATTCGCAACATCTACAACGTGCCCAAGGATGTGTTCAACACCATTCACGACACACAACAGATCATTGACATGGCGTCCAGCGTGGGCAAATACTATGATGACCTACACAGAATCAACTGTGCCAAAGAACTGGGCCAATCTGTGGAAGAAACCGAACATGTGAGAGCAATCTACATGGCCTTGCATGCCAGCTATGCACTGGAAGCATTCAGGTTCATGGTCAGCTTTGCCACCAGTCTGGCCATGGTAGAAAACAAAATCTTCATGGGCAATGGCAACATCATCAGCTTGATCCTGCAAGACGAAATTCTGCACAAGGAATGGACCGCCTACATGATCAATCAGGTGGTCAAGGAAGATCCACGCTTTGCTGCTGCCAAGGCCGAGTGCGAAGCCGAAGTGTATGAATTGTATCTGGATGTGATTCGTGAAGAAAAGGGCTGGGCAGACTACCTGTTCAACAAGGGACCTGTGATTGGACTCAACGCCAATATTCTCAAAGACTTTGTGGACTACACGGCCGTGGCTGCACTCAAGGAAATTGGTATCAAGTATCTGGAACCTGCACCTCGCAGCACACCCATTCCCTGGTTCAACAAACATGTGAACACCAGCAACAAACAAACTGCACTGCAAGAGTCCGAAAGCACTAACTATGTTATCGGAGTCATGAGTGATCAGTTAGACTACGATCAACTACCAAATTTATAAGGAAAATAAAATGAAAGCAATTGTATGGTCCAAAGACTCCTGTCCTTTCTGCACTCAAGCAAAAGCACTACTGGAATCTCGAGGCATCGAATACGAAGAACGCAACGTGAGCCAAAACTGGACACGTGAACAACTACTAGAAGCAGTACCAAACGCTCGGACAGTGCCGCAGATCTTCTTGGATGAAGAACTAGTAGGAGGGTTCGATGATCTCAGAAAAAAACTTGCCTGATCTAGACAACATCACCATAGACTGGTTTCGACAAAACATTCCAGACTTCGACACCAAACATTTTTTTACTGCCGATTGGTTTTCAAACGGCCTGGTAAATTTTAACTTTATCAAAGAACATGCTGAACAAAAGTTATCTAATATCTTGGAGATTGGGTCGCACGAAGGTCGTAGCACTTGCTGGATGCTGGAAAACTTACTGGCCGAAAACGGCACAATTACGTGTATAGATCCTTTTGGAAACACCCCACTGAATGCATACAAGAATGATGCATTGCCCGAGCAACGTATCATACAAGAAATACACAAGCACAACACAAATTTAACAAAGTTGCCCACACAGACAGTTGAGGTCATGCCTGTGATGAGTTATCACGGCCTGGCACAGTTGATTGTGGATCGACGAGAGTTTGATTTGATATATGTAGACGGCAGTCATTGCTCCGATGCTGTGTTGGCCGACGCCACCATGGCATTTGGCTTGCTTAAAAAAGAAGGCTATATGATCTTTGATGATTACTTGTGGAACGAGTCCCCGGATGTGCTGGACCATCCTAAAATGTCCATTGATGCTTTTGTTAATCTGTTCCGTAAGCAAATCGCTATCGGTATGATTAACTACCAATACGTTATACAGAAAGTTTAAAATGCAACTAGTAGCAGAAACAGGTAAAGTTTACACCTTTAAGTTGAACTCAGGAGAAGAACTCATTGCCAAGGTCAAAATGTCCGGCGGCGAGTTTTTGATTATTGAAGATCCAGTCAGCGTGGCACCTGGTCCACAAGGGCTTGGTCTGGTGCCCAGTATGTTTACCGCAGATCCCGCTGCAGAAATCAAGCTAAATAGCAATAGTGTGTCGATTTATGCACTAACTGATGACTCAGTCAGAATGAAGTACATTGAAGCAACTACTGGTATCAAGGTGCCAGAAAAGAAACTCATACTAGGATAACATGCCAGCAATACAGAGAGTAGGCGATGCAAATGGTGCCGGGGGCGTTGCCCAGGTCGGTGTTGCATCTGTGCGGGTAAACGGCCGAGCTGTGATTGTGGAGGGAAATTCTGTGACTCCACATCCCTGCTGCGGTGCCAAGCGTTGCCCTCCTATTCACTGTAGTGCAACCACCACCAATGGATCCGGCACAGTGCGAGCCGGCGGCATAGCCATTGTGTATACCGGCAGTTCAGACACCTGTGGCCATGCTCGAGCCGGTGGCAGTCCCGATGTCAGAATAGCTGCATAATGCCCAGTATTACCACGCCATTGCAGTTGACAGCAACAGCGGCTCTGTTGCAAAATCAAGGACTCAAACCGTTTCCACCTGGTCTGGCCGCAGCCATATCAACATTCAATACCACCGCCTTGATCAGCAACCTGGCAGCAGCAGTGAGCTCGTACAAGTCACAGACATTTGCCACAGCCGCCACACTGAACAGCCTGCTGAGCATGGGCAACACGGTGTGCCCAGCCCTGGGCAACAGCATACCAGCCAGTCCCCTGGGAACCTACACATATCTAAACACAGAATATCTTGTGAACTACCTGGGCACAGTAGATGGATCAACGCTGGACCCATCAGGATTTTCAAATCTAATCGAACAGACCTGCGCAGCATATCTGGGCAACGGGGATGCGGGCCGGTTCTCGCAAGGCTTCATGGCAGTGCAAAGCTACATTGCTTCCACCAACAACTATATCAATTCGTCGGTGAACGTCAATCAGTATCTGGGTCCTACATTTACCAACATGGACAACCTGGTCACAGGCAGCATTACCAGTGTCAGCACAGACCTTGAGTCATTTGGTGTGGACCTTGACAAGCAAGGCGAACTCTGGAACACAGCCAAATTGGATCTATACGGAACTCCAGCTGGCCTGCTGCAACAGATATCTGCCCGAGCAGGAATACAAAGAGGCACAGTTCCGGCCTTGCAAAATATCATGCTGGCCATGGGCATGACTGCCACAGACATTGAAAATTTAATCACTGACAATCGAATAGGCGTGTTCAATCCCACAGGCATTAGCAACAACGAGTTTGATCGAGCACAGCGCCTGGCCTACAATGCATTCACCATGATTTCTGGTGATGCACTGGCACAGATCTTGGACATCCTGGATGTGACCACTCCCAACATCACCGGCCTTGAGCAATTGTTGGATCCTGTAAAAACATTTCCACTCAGCTATCCATCGCTTCAGGCACCGGGCGCTGCTGGTCCAGTGCCAATCTTTGGTGCCAACGGATCAGTAAATTCTAGCATTGCTCCAATTGTCAACAGCTATCTGCCCGCAGCCACTGGCTGCGATGAACTGAGCAAAATTATTCCACCAGCTGATGCTGTGGCCAACAAGGCAATTCAGGTGGCACTTCAACAGATCAACAATATAATAAATGTTCCCTTGCCCAATCTTGCTCAGGCTGTGCTGGGTGCTGTGAACAATCCCTGGCAGGTGACTGATGCATACCTGCCCAATGATCTAGTCAGCGCCGGTGCTCCTGTTCCTGTCTACTATAGAGCCACACAAGAAGTACCTGCTGGCACAGACATCAACAACACTGCCTACTGGACTCCCACCACACTGGGCGGACTAAGCACCATGGCGGGTCTGCCCTTGATCCAGGCACAAACAACTCCAGTGGATACTAGTGTGACCAATTACTTTGCCAACTCTGTGGCCACTGGCACAGGACCCGATGGTACCATTACCACGTATGATGTGCTGGGCCTGGCCTTGGATGCAGACGATTTTGCTGCCAGACTCACTGATGCATCTGATACAATTGACGGACTTGGCACTGGTCTAGATGATCTATCTCAAATCTACGTTGACATGTTGAGTGCGGCAAACGATGCTGCCATGATAACACTGATTGCCAATGCCAACACAGAAATAGCAAGTATCGGTTCGGTGCATCCTGCTGAGGTGGCAGCCATGAACACTGACTGGGTGTACATGGCCAACCTGATGAATCTATCTGCTCGCTACACCACAGAAGCTGGTATAGATTATTTCAATCTGCAGACTGGTGACAAGAACAGTGTGTATGGTTTTGTTCAGAACCTGCCACGGTATGGATTGTTGACTGCCAATGGCGATGCCGCAGAATTCCTGATCAATCTTGCTGACACTGCCATTCTAGGCGGCCAGGCCACGGTGGGCGCCATGCGTGAAGGACGAAATCAAGCCAGACTGGCAGCCAATGGCTTCTACAATGCCAATCAGGTGCCTAGCGATCCAGAAGTTGCGCCAATCCCAGTGGTTTTACCTGTGAATTAACGATCACTGCGCTGGTACCCATAAATACTATTCCAATAACAGTTGACATTCGTGTTCCAGCCTGTTATAGTAAACTACTTCAAACAAGGAGATATCAATGAAGAAATATGCTTTAGTAATGGCCCTAGCATTGGCCGCATCCCTGGCGCAAGCCGACGTTGCTGTGTACGGCAAAGTACGACAGTACTTGAACAATGACCAAGTTGGCACTGCCAGCGGTGTCACTGCCTTGACAAATGATACCAGCCGTCTGGGATTCCGTGCCAGTGAAAAATTGGCCAATGGTTTTGTTGCTGCTGCTGTGGTTGAGACCAGCGTGTTGGCCGATGCTCCGGGAGCCACAAGCCTGGGCGATCGCGAAAGCACAATTGGCCTGTCCAACAACATGATCGGCGTGCGTCTGGGTCGTGCATCACATGCATATGATTCTGTAATTGGTGCATTCAGCCCAGTGAATGATTTTGGTGCTGCCACAGGAACAACTCACACTCAGCCCACAAGCCGCATTCAGAATGCTGTGTTTGGTGCTGTGAACGTGGGCCCTGCTGCTGTGCGTTACGATCGTGGGCTGTCCGAAGTTGCTGGCACTGATGATGTGCAAGCCGCCAGCATTGCTGCCACTATTGGTCGTGTTGCTGTTGGTGCTGCTCGTCACACCGGCTCTGGCAGTGACTACAACTCTGTTGGTGCCAGCTACAATGCAGGCATTGCCACTGTGTACGGCCTGTGGAGCGAGCAAAAAACTGCTGGTGCCACTGTCAACACTGGCAAGAGTGTAGGCGTTGCTGTTCCTGTCCCAGGCACTGCAATCACTGTTAGAGGCAGCTATGGTCTCAACACAGCTGACACCAAGAGCTACAACCTGCAGACCACTTATGCATTCAGCAAAACCGTGTCTGCTCACACTGTGTTCCGCAAGGACAGCGCAGTTCTTGCAGCCAACGACCGTCAACTATTTGGCGTTGGCTTAGAATACAATTTCTAAACTCCGCACTGTATAATGCAGTACAACAAACCCGCTTCGGCGGGTTTTCTTTTGGTTGACCAATAATGCCTCTGATGCTATAATACACGTACAACAGCAAAGGACACACAGAATGGAACATGCTTTCGAGGGCCCTGCAAAAGCTCGTGAGTTTTTGAACAGTCTCATGCCCTCCATGATCAGCCAGCTGGGACTGACCCGCAGTCGACGAGCTGTACTGGTAAAAATTACTTCTGATGTGCCAGACGGCTTTGATGGCGCAACCATACACATAGAGGCGGCCGACTGCTACCTGGTCTTGATCAAACAGCCCAGGCAACTGACCAAATTTGCACTGCTGAACATGGCCACCACTCTGGCCCATGAAATGGTGCATGTGCGTCAATTGGCCAAGGGTCAGTTGAAGTACCTGGCCAAGCAAAACAGAATCTGGATGGGACGCCGCTATACCAAAAAAACCCGCTATCTAGACCAGCCCTGGGAACAGGATGCCTTTGCACGCCAAGAAATAATTGTGCGGCGAGCCATTGAATGATATAAATAAAAATACAACGCCGGCGCAATGCCGACGTGGGTTAACACAGATTTAACCTTGACGCTTGACATGCAGATGTCTTTACTGTAGAATATACTACAGAACGCCGATAACTTTATACAAGGAAAAAATATGCTAAAATTCTTACGTGATCTAACGGTCGTAATGACTGTGTTGTTTGCCACTGTGTCGCATGCTCGTGACACTGTGGAAATTGTGGTGGCTGTGCCACCTGGTGGTATACAGGATATATCTGCTAGACAGCTACAAAAAAGTCTAGTGGCAGCAGACCCAGACACCAACTACATTGTGACCTACAAGCCAGGTGCTGGTGGCGCCATTGCCTACAACTATGGTATTCTGTCCAGCAACGTCAACCCCAACGTCACTGTGATTTCTGTGGGCGGTCTCACTGAACAGTTAAAGACCAAGGATCTTGCTGCCATCGAAAAAGAAGTAACACTGCTGGGTCCAGTTTGGTCAGCATCAAATGTGTTGGCCGTGAGCCTGAAAAGTGGCATCACCAGCCTGGATGAACTGATCAAGCGCGGCACCGAAGGCCGACTGAATTGCGGAGCATCAGCAGCGTCTGTCAAACTGGGCATGGACTACTTCACGCAGCAAACTGGTATGAAAAATACCGAGATTGTGATGTTCAAAGGATCGTCAGAAGTGCTGCCTCTCATGATCAGTGGCCAACTTGATTGCTGGTTGGAAACCTATCCAGGCCTGATTGAAACCGCACACAAAGCTGGGCAAATCAAACTGATTGCATCGTCAGACATGACTCCGTCGGTGTTGTTTCCAAATCTTCCATTGATGAAAACGCAAGTCAAAGATCAATCTGTTCACTTGTTCTCTTGGTGGATGGCCCTGGGCATTTCAAACACCAGCCCGGCCGGATTCAAAGAAAAAATGATACCAGTGCTGACCAAGGCTATCAAGACCATGGAGCCTGTTGGCAGTGTTCAAATAACCACACTAGACAAAGCAGACAAAGGCATTTTTGCACAGCAAAACAATTCAGCACGTAAAATGACTCAGTCACTGGCCAAGTAACCTGGTTGACCAATATTGCCCATTCTGCTATAATAATCACATAGCAAGCAACCAGGAGTGGGCATGAAACAAAATTACACCATGTACATCTACCGAGCAGACCGCCGTTGTAAAACTGGCGAGCGCCTGTTCAGCACCACAGTTTGGCGTGATCGTGATGACAACGGCATGCGCCGTGAGGTAGCTGAACTGTTTGACCTGTATCCGCCGGCCCTGGGCTGGCGCTTTGATTGGACGCCTGCAACCAAGGTTGACCAATAATTGCCAAAATGCTATAATAGTGGCATAGTAAGTAAACAGGAGCAGACGATGATTGTCAAAACAGGTGATGTGATTCGCAGTTACGATTTCAAACCCATGCTGGGTCGTGAAGATTGCTTTGTGGAAGGTATGGTGGTCGAGGCCACTACCGAGCAGGGCTATGATGCTTACAAAATCCGTGTGACTCGGGACTCCTGGTCAGATGCTGAAGACAAAGGTCGATTTGGCCGGATCATCTATGTGCCTGTGGCTGTGGCCTACAACGACTTTCCAGGTCGTGTTATGAATCTGAGCCGTGTCTAAAACAGTTGACTCAAGTCGCTATCAACCCCGGAGTATATAAATGAACATGAGCTACTGTATGTTTCAAAACACCGCAACTGATCTGCGGCACTGTCTTGAGAGCATGGATGCAGCCGAGACCCTGGCCGAACTGGAACTGAGCCGTGACGAAAAACGCAGCTACGACCTCATGCGAGAATTCTGCCAGAACTTTGTGGACATTGCCCATCGACTGGATCATGCCGAAGCTAAAGGAGTTGAAGAATGAACGAACGATTAAAAGAACTTTATACACAAGTCTGTATGGAACAGAAGCTTCCCTTTACCGTTGAGCATAATAATGCGGTTATGTTGGATGCGTTTGCTAACAAGTTCGCCAAGTTGATTGTGCTGGAATGTTCCAGCATTTGCTACAAGGCATTAGAAAATGGTGATGAGGCTGCCATCCTTTTGATGAACACATTCGGAGTTGAAGAATGAACGAACGAATTCAAGAACTTGCGGCTGAGGCAGGCCTGTATGTAGACCTTAACGGTAGTCCGTGGCCGCGAGCCATGTCAGCCGAGGAATGTGAAGTAGCATACAAAAAGTTCGCCGAGTTAATTGTGGCTGAATGTTTGGCCCAGGTCGCCAGGGTGGATGACATGTTGGAAGATGAGCCTGCACAACATGCGGCAGTGGCCTGGATGGCCTCGTCGATTGCAGACCATTTTGGAGTTGCAAAACCACAGTCAGACTGGGATCAAGAAGCAGCTGAATTTATTGCGGCAGAGAATAAAAAGGTTGCCAGCAGATACGGATATATCCCAAAACTTCATCCATCAGAATGGCAAGACTAATGAACACACGAATTAAAGAGCTTGCTGAACAATGCTGGAACAAGCGTCCAGAAGGCCAACTACATTTTGACAACGAAAAATTTGCCGAGCTGATTGTTAAGAAATGTATGGATGTTGCCAAGTATCACACACCCGACACAGAAGAATGTGAATATACATGGTTGATCCATGACAAGATTCAAGAATATTTTGAAGTTGAATGATGAAACGCCATATAATTTATCATTGGTATTTCTTAAAGTGGTTGATTGCTGACGGTAATCTTAACTCAATGCCAATAATGGTGAGAAAATGAACGAACGAATTCGACAACTTGCTGAACAGGCTCATTGCTATGCTTGTGAATATGCCTGGCAAACATTTAGAGACAATCCACACAACCCCTACAATCAAGGCATGTATAAACAGCGATACGATTCAAAGTTCGCCGAGTTGATTGTCAAGGAATGTGCCCATATTGCTGTGTTCAAAGATAGCGGTACAGTCGCAACTGCTGATGTAGCTGGACACATGGCAGCAGGTAGATCCATAGCGGCAAGATTGATTAAAGAACATTTCGGAGTTGAAGAATGAACTTACGAATTCAAGAACTTTTAAAACAAGCTGGGGTCACTGACAACTGGAACAAGGCAGACTGGTACAATATGAGTCCAGAGATGATTGAAAAGTTCGCCGACATGATTGTGCAGGAATGTATGGATGCAGTGGGTGATGGACCAATGCAAAGACCAGAAATTCAACGGATCAAAGCCAGGTTTGGGGTTGAGTATTACGAGCCAATTGAAAAAGCATTTGGGAGTTGAATCGTGAACATAACTGTATACAGCTGGAATCTACTAAAAGAATCCTGTGAGCGTTGGTCGGTGCCCAGAGACTTTGCCGACCCCATGCTGAACTATCTGGTGTATGGATATAGTCCGGGTAGTTGTTTCTATGCGGTGCTGGCCAATGACTGGCGTGGGGCAATAGGATCCAGCCATTCCATGAACAGTGTAGAAGCCTTCAAGGCCTTGACCGGCTGGATACATGACGTCTTTCCTGCCGAAGCACGTGGCAGTTACCAAGCTGTCGACCAGTGGTGTCAGCTTGATGCTGTGGTTCGACGAGCAATCCTTGAACGACAGGGACTGATCTATACCCAGCACGAAGAAGTGTTTAAAATTCTACGGAATGAGCACACCGTGGAACCTGTGTTGTATTAAGCATGAGAGTTGAACCATGATGCAAGATTTCGTATATGAGCAAACTCGAGGCACTGTGACCGACACATGGGATGACGAGATATCACAGTCTGTGATTGCAGCCGCAGT